CTCCTAAATCAGCGTAATGTTTATTTTTAACCAGAGGGGGTTAAGATGAGTAATGAACAAATTAATCAATGGATATACTTCCCTTCGGCAGTATATAGCGTTGATAAATCCGAATATTTAAAAGTTGTGTCTCAGGTGTCTGAAGAATATCTTTCAGAGGCTAGAAAAACACAAAAGTTAAATCAAGTATATCCAATGATTCAGTCCGGCTCTTATATGAATGATGAGCGGATTAAAGATTTTTGCATGTATATCCTTAACACTGGTTGGCAAATATTGTCTGACCAAGGGTTTAATATGCAAAACCTCAGTACATATTTTTTAGAAATGTGGACTCAAGAGCACTATAAAACATCGCAAATGGAAGAACATGTCCATATGTTTGGTGCTCAATTAGTTGGTTTTTATTTTCTTGAGTGCCCACCAGATGGGTGCCGTATTGTTATTCATGACCCACGCCCAGCCAAGGTCATGTTAACTTTACCTGAAACAGATGCCGCCAGCGCAACAATTGCCAGTAATATGATTAACTTCGACCCAAAGCCGGGCCAATTATATTTTACTAATGCTTGGCTGCCTCATTCTTTTACCAGAAACGCAAATAAGAAGCCCACCAAGTTTATTCATTTTAACATTGGCGTGCAATTTAATCCTAATTCCGCCTGCCCTGCTCCGCCCCCAGCTGCGGAAATAGTTTAATGCCTAAATACAGCATCAGATTTAATAAAAGCCGTGGTCAAGATGGGCGGGGGACGCCTGACCATGTATGGCGGGTATTTGAGAATGACGGCAAAGAATACCTATTCAAACACCTAAATATTTCGGTTCCAATTACTGATGAACGGGCCGGAGAGGATTGGAATATTTGCTGTTTTGGTGTATTAATAATAGATCGCGATACATCAACCGCGATTATTAAAGCAGAGGAAAAATGAGATGAACGTGACATTGAGCTTAACAGTAGATGAAGTTAATTATATTCTTGGCGCTTTGGGCCAACGCCCATTTGCCGAGGTTCAGCAGCTTATTTTTAAAATTAAACAGGATGCAGAAAACCAATTAACCCCTGCACCTGCCCCAGCTGCAGAGCCAGAAGCTGCTGCTGTTCCCGATAGCCCCGACACACCAGCCTCATAGGAGTGAGTCATGGAAATGCAGACCCTTATTGACACAGCTATAGGAGCGGGGTTTGCGTTGGGTGGTTGGCTAGGCCGACAAGTATGGGATGCGGTACAAAAACTGAAGGATGATGTACATAAATTAGAAGTAGATCTTCCTTCACATTACATTAAAAAAGATGAATTTACGGATGGTATGCGAGAAATAAAAGAAATGATTAATTTGTTATTTAAGAAAATTGATGAAATCAAAGATAGAAAAGCCGACAAATAATCTGTATATATAATCATTATCATAGAGGGTTAACTATGGGGTGTTATTTTGGACCCGTTAACAATCCTCGCGTTGGCCCAAACTGCGTATGGGGCTATTAAATCCGGAATTGCTGCTGGTAAAGAAATCCAAGGCATGATGCAGGACGTCAGCTCTCTCATGGGGAGTGTCGGCGAAATCACTCGTCTGGCGGCTGAGCCTAAAAAGAAAACCCTGTTTAGCTCCAAGGAAAGCGCTGAAAAGCGGGCCATGGATGCCTATGCCGCCAAACAGCAAATCAATAAAATGATGCAGGAAGCCCAAAACCTGTTTGTGGCGGAATATGGCTACCCAGAATGGATAAAGCTCCAAGAAGAAATTATACGAATCAAAAAGGCTGATAGATTGGCTAAGGAAAAAGAAGAGCGCGAAAAAGCTGAATTTTTACGCGGCTTAGCAATTTGGGGGAGTGTATTTATTCTTATATTTGTGGTAATTATAGTTGTATTTTTCGTAGCTTACCTCTTCACTGTGAAAGGCTAATTCCATGCAAATGTCTGAAGGTGGCTTAAACGCCCTTACAAAGCCATTTGAAGGCTGCAAATTGACTGCCTATCGCTGCCCTGCTGGTATCCTGACAATTGGTTACGGGCATACTTCTGCGGCTGGTGCGCCTGAAATTAAGGAAGGCATGACGATTACGCAAGAGGATGCTAATCGTATTTTAGCCGATGACATGGTTAAATTTGAAAATGACGTTAAGGCTTTAGTAAAAGTTGAATTAACTCAACATCAATTCGATGTTTTGGTTGATTTTTGCTATAATGCGGGGAAGGGAAACCTTGCGTCTTCAACTCTTTTAAAATGCGTCAATGCAGGTCAATTTGAAAAAGTTCCAACAGAATTACAAAAATGGACACGCGGGGGCGGGAAAGTTCTCCCAGGCTTGGTACGCCGCCGTAACGCAGAATCAGAATGGTGGACCACGGGTGGCAAGCCCATTGATGAGCAAGAACATCGCGCTACCCCTGACGCACCCCCCGTTAAGACGATGGCTGACAGTAAGCAAGGTAACACAGCCTTGGCCACATCTGCGATTGGCGTGGCGGGTGTTGCTAAAACCGCAGCCGACCATGCGTCAGACATTGTTAGTCAAGCGCAATCAGCAAACGACTTACTTACGCAGGTACAAGGGCTTTTATCCAACACGACTTTTGACTTGTTCTTAGTAATAGTGTTGTGCGGCGCGGCAATTTGGTATTTCCGTTCTAAGCATTTAGAGGAGCATGGTGTATGATTGCTTTTCTTCTCACCCCTATTGGCCGTACTATTGTTGTGGCGGCTGTTGTCATTATGGCATTATTTGGGGTATATTATAAAATTAGCACAGATGCTGTTAATGGCTATAAAGCCAAAGAAACAGCACAATCTTTGGAGAGAGTCGATGAGGCTATTAAAGCTGGTGATGCCGTTGACAGCAATGACTCTGATCCTGCCCGGCTGCGCGATCCAGACCCCTTTGAACGCAAATAGCGCTTGCATTGTTTGGCGGGATGTTTCGTGGTCTCCTAAAGACACTGACCAGACGATTAAAGAAGTCAAAGAGAATAATGCTCGACGCGGGGCTTACTGCCAAGGTGCGAAATGACGACAGGTCTTAGCTACGATGGTTCCGTATCTGGAACAATAAATTACGTTAACCAAGTAGCTGAGCTTGCTGTTGTAAGCCCAACAGATCCCAACTACACCGCTATTTTGCCGGCCATGATTACATACGCTGAAAATCGTATGTATCGTGACATTGATTTACTTTCGACGCAAATCTCTATTACCGGCTATACATTAACTGTTGGCAACCGCTCATTATCTATTCCCCAAGGGACAGTGGTTACAACACAGCAAATTAATATTTTGACTCCTGTTGGATCTACAAATCCAAATACTGCCACACGCAATCAATGTGTGCCTGTGACAAAAGAATTTCTAGACGTTGTTTATAATTCGGGATCGTCAACCGACATGCCGATTTATTATGCGCCGTTTAACGACAATGTGTTTTATTTTGGGCCCGTACCAGATCAAGCATATAGCGTCGAAATTGTTGGCACATATCGCCCCGCAAGTTTATCTGCGTCAAATCTAACGACATTCATTAGTCTTTATTTGCCTGATGTATTCTTGATGGCCTCTATGATTTATATCAGCGGCTATCAACGTAACTTTGGCCGCCAAAGCGATGACCCTGCAATGGCTCAAAGCTATGAAAGCCAATATCAAGCATTACTCAAGAGCGCTGTTACAGAAGAGGTTCGCAAAAAATACGAATCTGCTGGTTGGACTTCCGAATCTGTTTCTCCTGTTTCTACTCCAACAAGGGGATAGTATATGCCCCATGCTTCACTAAAACTGGTTCCGGGTGTCGATGAAAATAGAACTCCAACGCTTAACGAAGCTGCGATTTCTTACGGCCAGCTTATTCGTTTTATTCCTGACCGCGCTGGTTATGGTTTGGTTCAGAAATATGGTGGATGGAAAAAATTCTATCCCAATACAATCGGATCTCCCGTTAGGGCATTATGGGCTTGGGAAGATACAAACGCTCAATCTTGGTTAGGTGTTGGTGCTGAATCATTATTAGGCGTTATCAATAATAGCAACCTACAAAATATAACACCAACTATTGTAAATAGCTCATCTGTCACTGTTGATGTTTCAACCACAAGCGGCAGCAATGTTGTTACCATCAAGCAGGTCGGCAGCAACATAACATCATTTGATACTGTTTTTATTAAAACACAAATTTCTGTTGGCGGCCTTGTTTTATTTGGCAATTACCCCTGCATCACAGTTAGTGCAGACACATATCAAATAAAAGCCGTTGATTTATTTGGCAACCCGTTATATGCTACGTCAACTGTCGCCGATGGTGGTGCTGTTGCTTCTTACGCAACAACAAACGGGTCATCTACTGTTACTGTTACTTTAAATAACCACGGATATTCCGTGGGTAGCACATATCCTGTTTTAGTAAGCACAACTGTTGGCGGTATTACTATTAACGGAAATTACCTTGTTTCAAGTGTGATTGACGCTAATACATTTACCATTTTTGCGGCTGGTATCGCAACGTCAACAACAACAGGATCTGAAAATGGCGGCAATGCTGCGTACTTATATTACATTGGTATTGGCCCACTTCCCGCGGGTAGCGGTTATGGGGTCGGAGGTTATGGTGTGGGCGGGTACGGCTCTGGCGTTGCCCCTACTGCAAATCCTGGTACACCGATAACAACAACTGATTGGACGCTAGATAATTACGGCAATTTATTGATTGCTGTTCCGTTAAATGGTCCAATTTATTATTGGAATCCAATTGCCCAAACAACAGTAGCAACTGTTATTCCTAATGCCCCGCAAGTAAATGCTGGCGCATTTGTAGCTATGCCTCAACAGCAAATTATTGCGTGGGGTTCAACGCAAAATGGTATTCAAGATCCATTGCTACTGCGTTGGTCAGATGTTGGCAATTTTAATACTTGGGTTGGGACCGCCACAAATCAGGCTGGCTCATATCGCATACCAAGAGGCTCAAAGATTGTTCAGTGTATCCAAGGCCCACAACAGGGCTATGTTTGGACAGACCTTGGCATGTGGTCAATGCAATACATTGGCGGCGAATTAGTTTATGGCTTCAATGAAGTTGGTAATGGTTGCGGGCTTATAGGACGCAGAGCAGCAGGCTCTGTTAACGGCACTGCCTATTGGATGGGGCAATCTCAATTTTATACATACGGAAATAATTCCGGCGTATCACCAATTACATGCCCAGTATGGGATGTGATATTCCAAGATTTAGACACATCTAATTTAGATAAAATTCGCTTTGCTGCTAACTCACGTTTTGGCGAAGTTGCGTGGTTTTATCCAATTAAAGGTAACGGCGGTGAGATCACAAACTACGTTAAATATAATTATATCCTTAATTGCTGGGATTACGGCACTCTACAAAGGACTGCTTGGATTAATCAAAATGTATTTGGTCCGCCGATAGGTGCTGACGCCAATGGGTATATTTATCAGCATGAAACCGGCACCGATGCTGATACTCAGCCTATGGTTAGCTCATTTCAGACTGGTTACTTCTCGCTGCAAGAAGGCGAATTTTTATCCTTTATTGACCAAGTATGGCCCGATATGAAATGGGGTTATTTTAATGGCGAATCAAACGGCGGCGCGGTTTATCAAAACCCAACGGCCAACATCCAGCTGACATTTTATGTGGCCAATTATCCCGGCGACACGCCTACTGCGTATGGTCCATTTTCATTGACACAAGCTACTGAATATATAACGCCGAGGTTCAGGGGTAGGCTTGTATCCATACAGATACAATCTAGCGATATTGGCTCATTTTGGCGGATTGGCGATATTCGCTATCGCTTCCAAACAGACGGGAAATTCTAATGGCTACGCTTGATGATATTTTAACCGCCTCAAAAAATATTGTCGTCGCATTAAATAGTGCTGCCCAAACAAACTTAGCTATTCAAGGCAATAAAAGTGCTGTATCATTAACGGGTAATACGGCTGTATCAACCGGATCTGGGAGGCTGGTCAACGTGATTGTTTTAGTTGCCGGATCGGCCCCCGGAAATATCTATGATGCGGCCTCTATTACCTTGGCAGGGACTGCAAATAAGATATATGTCATTCCTAATACAGTTGGTGTATATACAGTAAATGTGCCAATTCTGAATGGCATTATTGTTGAGCCGGGGTCAGGGCAGACTGTGACTGTAACTTATTCTTGAGGAAGTTATGCCGTTAAAACGTGGGTCCAGCAGTAAAACAAACAGCTCTAATATTAGAGAGATGGTTCACTCTGGCCATCCCATTAAACAGTCAATTGCTGCGGCATTAAACGTAGCCCGGAAGACAAAAGTAAGCCGTCCCAAACGCGCTGATGGTGGCACAATCAAAGCCCCTCCTCCAATTATCACTACCAACAAAATTCACTCAGGCCCAATTCATAGCCCCGTTGCAGGCCGCACTGACCATTTGCCGGTGCATGTTGCTAGCGGATCTTATGTCCTTCCCGCCGATATTGTATCGTCTATGGGCGAAGGCAACACTATGAACGGGTTTAAGGTTGCTAAAAGCATGTTTAGCCGGCCACTTTATACTGCCTCAAAAATGCCTTATGGGGCTTCAGGGACGCCTTATGGGCAGCCAATGCCGGGCAAGGCTAGCGGCGGGTCTACGCAGGAAAAGCCAGAGGTTGTGCCAATCATTGTCGCTGGCGGCGAATACATTATCCATCCCGATGATGTTCGTTGGCTGGGTGGCGGCGATTTAAGCGCTGGCCACAAAGAGCTAGACGACTTTGTTAAAAAGCAAAGAGCCAAAACGATTAAAACACTGAAGAAATTACCGGGTCCGCGTAAAGATTGAGGGGAATCTATGCCTGACATTAAAGTAAGAATTGGAACACCAGCTGACGTAGATGAAGTTATGCGTTTAGCTATGCTTGGATCGGAAGAAAACGGATTTGTGGAATCCGATCCAGCGTGCCTATTGGGTGAAATTTGGCCCGCTTTAAACAGAAACCATGGAATTATGGGCGTTATTGGCAAGCCGGGTGAAAAAGCTGAAGGTGCGGTACTACTCCGCGTTGGAAAAATGTGGTATAGTCATCAACAGGTTCTTGAAGAAAAGGCAATTTTTATTGATCCTGACTTCAGAAACGCGAAGGGTGGCCGCGCAAGAATGTTGGTTGAGTTCTCAAAACAGGCAGCTGATATGCTAAAGTTGCCTCTTATTATTGGGGTGCTTTCAAACCACCGCACAGAAGGAAAAGTGCGTCTTTATCAAAGGCAATTTGGGCCGCCTAGTGGGGCTTTCTTTTTATATGGCGCTAAAACTGGCGACTTTATGGCGATAAAGGGAACATAGTATGGGTGGCAAGACTTCGACATCTACATCGTCAGTTAGTATCCCACCCGAGGTTCTAGCCCGATATAATTCTGTCAATGCCCAAGCTCAGGCAGCGGCAGCGCAGCCCTTCCAGCAATATTCAACTTGCGCTAGCGCTTTCGTCGCTCCCGTTAACGCGACTCAACAGGCCGGTATTAACGCTACGCAAGGCGCTATTGGCACCGCACAGCCTTACTACGATGTAGGCACAGGCCTTACTCTTGCCGGATCTCAAAACGCTAATTTAGGCGCATTAAATACCAATCAATATTTTTCACCATTTTTGGGCACAGCATATAGCGCACAATTAGCTGGCCAAGCGCAACAAAATGCACAACAGGCAAATCAGTTAAACACGCAAGCTATTCAGGCTGGCGCTTTTGGCGGATGTCGCGCTGGCATTGCGCAAGCTAATCTTGCCTATCAGCAAAATTTAGCTAACTCGCAAGCTAATGCTAATCTTCTTAATCAAGGCTACCAGCAGGCTCAAGGTGTTGCGCAACAGCAGCAGGGTGCTTGCTTGGCGGCTCAACAAGCAAATCTTAATCGCCTTTTGCAGGGCGGCCAACAGATCGCAAGTCTTGGGACAGGTGCGCAGCAATCTCAAATTGCCGCTGGGCAGGCTGCGTTGCAAGCCGGCACTGTTCAACAGCAGACTTGTCAGGCAGGCAAGACAGCTCTTTACAATCAATTCCTGCAACAACAGGGATACCCATTCCAAGTTGCGCAATTCCTCGCAAACATTGCAGAAGGTACTGGCGCATTATCTGGTTCAACAACCACTACGACACAGCCGCAGCCATTTTTCTCTGACGAAAAACTCAAACAAGATATTGAGGAAATCGGTAAGACATTCGATGGCCAGAAGATCGTTAAGTTCCGCTATAAAGGACATAACGGGCCTAAACAAATCGGTCTTATTGCGCAAGATGTCGAGAAGCATCATCCTGAAGCTGTTGGTCTTGCCGGCGGCTATAAGACAGTTGATTACGATGCAGCCACAAAAGACGCTGCAAATCGCGGGCATTTTTATGGCGGTGGGTTAGTGTCGCAAGGCGGGGCAGTTATGCAGCCCGGCTCATTTGCTGCTGGCGGGTCTCCTGATCCAGATTATCAAACTGAAATACAGCATCGTGCTTTAATGGGTATGTATGGTGGCACAAGCGGTTTAGGCAAATCTGGTTATGTGCCGCCAACACCAATGGGCGGTGGCCATTCTTTAGCCGTAGCTCAACCGGCTGGGCGCCTCCCATCCGAAATGTCTCAGCTATCTTGCGCACTTCATAGTGCATCAACAATTTTTGGCTGCGGTAAAGCAGGACTTGTTGGGTCGGCTGCCTCTCAAAATACAGCTGCTACCAAAGGCCTTCTCGGCTCTGGCGGCTCTTTCAATAAATGCGGATATGCAAGCCAACTTGCTGCTCGCGGCGGAGTTATTGGCCGTGAAAAACATAGCGGAGCATGTGGCAACGTAGCTGGCGATGTTACGCCATACTGCCAAGCGCAATGCAATCCAATTCAAAAGGTAGCTGCTGAAGGCACTGCACAGCGTAATCTTGTAACCGCTAAAACACCCGGCACCATGGGCGGCGCTAGTGGTGGCGTTGGTAATTGCTTAACAGCATTAGCAGGCGACATCGGGGCAGTAAAAACTATTTGGCAAGCCGGCCAAGGGTTAGCAAGCGCTTTGCCTGCTATATTTGCAGCTAATGCAGGTGGCGTGGTTCCGCAGCGTGAACACCACGATGGATCTGATGGGAATGTTGTTGGCAATAGTGGTGACAACACCACGCAAGCAGCACCCGATTATGATTTACGCCCACAAAATGCACAATCGCATTTGTCATACCTTATTGACCAAGGTGTGGACCCTATTGTTGCCGCTGGTATGCTCGGAAACGCTGGACAGGAAAGTCGCTTGAACGCAACTGTTCCAGGTGACAATGGTAATTCGTTTGGGCTGTATCAATTTAATAAAAACGGCGAATTACCCGCTTTCCAAAAATTTGCTAAAGACAACAATTTAGATATAAACGATCCAAAAACTCAGCATCAATTTGTTATTAACCAACTTAAT